TAGTTTTTTGTCCAGAAGATATTGTAGGATATACAGATGAGAAAAACTGTTCGGCAATATTTGCCGGCACGAAAGCAAACTCATCTAAGAATATGATGTTGTATGAACCACCACGAATTGCACTTGAAGATGTTGAGGCGGCCACAATACTTGCCTTGTTTTCTAATTCAATTGACCCCTTGTTCCAGTTAATTACACCTTGTTGTAACCACTTAGGCAAATTCTCATATGCAAGTTGTAATCTACTTAATATATCTCTAGCAGTAGATGATTTGTTTGCCAGTATAGCAATATTAGAGTTTGGGTTAAACAACGCATAATGAAGTAAATACGACACAATGGTAGTTGATTTGCCTGATTGTCTAGGTAATTTACATATAGTAAATCTATCTTTGTGCATAGTCTGTATCATTTCTTCTTGAAATCCATACATATTAAATGGGACAAGTCCTTCATCTAATGATACAATTTGCACATAATTTTTAATAAAATAGGTAGGGTCATTTTCGCATTTACGAAATTCTAGAACCTGGTCTTTAGTAAATTCTACTGGAGTATTTACTTTCTTTAAATTAGGATTTCCCAAATAAGCGTCAGACATAATATCCCTCTATGTGTGTATAACCTAATTTTATAGCAGTAGTAACTCTTTGACTACCCTTAATTACTTTTAATAAATTCTTTTTATACTCTTTACCCAATGCACCAATTGTACCTTGATTTGTACATCTATGTACTTCAATTGGGTTTATCATTTCTTCACCATTTAACATATCTTCTAAAACAAATCCGTGTTTAGTTATTGCTAAATCACTTATCTGAAATATCTCGGTGTTTAGTGTTGATGACTTTGCTTTTAGTATCTTCATCTTTTTTTAACATCTTTTGTAATTCAGCAGTTGAACCTACAAATAAAGCATTTTGAATTTTTGTGTCGGCAGTTTTTGGTAGTTCTTTTAAGTCTTTTAATTTTTTATTTAAATCTTGTAATTTATCAACAGTATCACCTACACTTTTTATTAACTGACCTGCTACTTCATATGCTCTTGGATGTTCTCCTTCTTTTGCAACAGATAATATACCTTCTATTGCTTCTTGACCTTTGTTTATTAAATCGTAATATGCTTCTCTACTATAATTGTGGTCGTTATCTATATCATCTTTTTTCTTATCTTCTTTTCTAACGACAGCAGGTGGCTTAGATTCTGGTTTAGAATCTTCAGTTTCTACTCCTAGATATTTGTTTATTATATCATCTGTACTCATATTACTATTTATCTCTCCTAGTAAATACAGGCATACCTGGACCTAATCTTTTATCCCAACCATCATTTGTTACATCTTTTGTTTCTCTATAATGTAAAAAAACTTGACTACAAGACTTATCAGTTAAAGGGTCTCTCCAATGTTCACATTGAGTTCCTAAATATAACATACAATCACCAGGTTCTAATAAAACTTCTACACCTTTTTCTCCAGAAGAAATGTATTTATCATTTTCTTCATCATAGTAACCATTTTCTGGATTAGGGTCTATGTAAATAGGCCATGGGTCACCACCTAAATTTATTGTACCTGATATTTCACAAGATTTTCTATCTTTATGTCTTTCTAACTCATCTCTCATTTTATAATTTCTAGCATAAGTATACATTTCAGTTAATTCTAATTCTGTTTCTTTTTCAATTCTGGGTTTTAACTGTGTTAGTATATTGTCAAACAAAAGGTCACCATATGTACAATATGCACCAGAAACTTGTGGGTCATTAAAAACTCCATAAGCTTCAGAAAAAGGATTTATATATTTGTTATCTATAAGTGTGATACAAACCTTTTCTTTATTTACCATATAATCATAATAAATTTTTACTAACTCTTCCGATAATATTTTTTTAACTACTATATATTTTTTATCATGTAAACTCATTTCCAATTTTCTCCTAATGTCCACATTACTAGTGAATATCTTTTGCCTGATGTTATAGGTTCTACTTTATGCCATAAAAAACTAGGAAATATAACCAAAGAACCTTGTTGTTTAAATTCTGGAGGTGGACTCATCACGGTGTCTCCGGTATTACTATCTAAACCTCTTAAATTAAATTTTAAATCTCCACCCTCATAATCTTCTGGAGATGATAATTGCACAACCGTAGATAATTTTCTTTGCATATTTTTCATGTTCATTGGATTTTTTAAACTATCATTATGCCAATTATAATGACCTCTAGGTTCATATTCTGTAAACTGAACATCTTCATTACAGTTTAAATTAAACTGCCAAGATTTATTTGCATACTTAACAAAACTTTGTAAATCTTTTTTTATCCATGTATCAGTAATAAAAGCAGTTTTTGAGGTTCTAATTTTTTCTGAATGTTCTTGTTTTTCTTCATCAGACAACATTTTAGCACTAGCTAATGTTTTTCCTTCTTCAGGATTTAAAGATTTGCCATACTTAATAATATCTTCACATTCATGAGCAGGTATTGCTCTGGGTAAATGATAAAAATAAGTGTCTAATAACATAATAAAATCACCGGTTAATTATATAAAGTATTTATAAAGTTTTTATATGTCAGCGCTAAGAACAATCTTAACATCAGCATGATTTGTTCTAACATCTCCACAATCACCAGATGTACCAGCTGCATTATCACCATCAACATATAAAGCACATCCAGTTGAATGACTATGCGCTACACCATCAATAGTGTCAAATTCATCTGTTGTTCCTCTAGTATTTATTGCAAAATTATTACTGCCGGCTGTAGTAGTAAGTTCCAATGTAGGAGCAGTCCTCATTGCATTTTTAAGATGAGCTTGCATAAAAATATAGTTAGCATTATAATAAAGTCCAAATCCTAAACTTTGATTAGTGCCATTTACTAGCATTTGTGCATATCTTTGGCAATGCATAAGTTGTGTTGCTTGGTCGATAAACTGAAATTCTGGTTCTGAACCACTTACAAAAGTACCTAATTCTAATTGTACACCTGTTATATAAAATTCATTATCAGTACTAGAAAAAAACGAACTTAAACCTGGAAATCTATTAGCGTCTACTCTGTCTGCAAAAGCAGAATCATTTATTGTGCCACTTGTAAAGTTTGACCCAGCATGAAATTGAAACATTACAGCAAATCTACCAGCGTTATCATATGTAAAATCATCACTAGTAGAAGTATCAGCAGGAAAATTTAATACAAATTTTTGCCATGATGTAGTAATAGTAAATAATTTACTTACTATTCTATCATTTTCAGCGTCAAGTAATTCACAGGCATAAGTAGCTGCTGTACCTTTTGCCCAGAATATTACAGTAAATGTCGTACAGTCAGCAGTTCCTTTATTAAATAAAGCTAAATCTTGTCCTTCCATAGCTTGATACAGTTGTAAAAATTCAGTTGCACCAGTAGAAGTATCTGCTGTTGTACAATCCCATTTCATAGAATGTTTAAATCCAGCACCTGTAGGAACATCTGTACTTTGAGATACTGTAACTCTTCCAGCATTATCACCATTACCACCAACCACCCATCTATCAAAAACTGGAGTTGATATTACTGTGCCAAGACCTGTTGCACTGGTTCCTCTTTGTGCTATTCTCATGTCTCCATTCATAATTAATGGATAAACATGCTTTCTACTTATCTTATTAGGTCTACTTGCTAAGTTAGCAACATCTCTATTAATAGTCATTTTTAATCAGCGTCTAATGTTGTGTTTCCGTCAATAGCGTCCCATGCTTTCCAGTTGGCGTAATCAGTATTAGCCTCATCTAGTGGAATTAAAAGTGTTGCTACAGTAGCGTCAGCGTCATCCCAACATCTTAAACATGTAAAAACTCCATCCGGGTCATTAACTTTTTTATATTTTATTGCCATTTATTTTTCCTCATTTACTTTATTTATAACTCAGCATTCATTAAAAGTCTGGTGGCACCAGACCCCCCATATAGGTATGCGTATTTACCCACAGCTGTTGAAACACCAGAATCAGATACTAATCCTATACCATTTACAGACCCAAATTGAGTGCCACTAATATTATCAAATAAGTCAAAAGTATTA